AAACTCCTCGATTCCCCAACGTACTTCGCCGAACACTATCTCGACGAAGAGCCGTTCGAGTACCAGAAGGATTTCATGGACCACGACTCTGACCGAAAGGCGTTCGTCTCTGGTCGTCGAGTCGGGAAATCTCGGACAGCCGCATGGCTCGCCCTCTGGAAAGCAGTAACGTACTCGGGCACAGAAGTACTCGTGACGGCCAAGGCGCAACGCCAGTCGATGGAGTTGTTCAACCAGATTCAGACCGAGATGCGCACGTCACAGATTCCTGAAGACCAATGGGGTGTCACGAGAAGTACACGAACCGAAATAAATTTTGACAACGGTTCACGAATCATCACACTCCCAGTTGGACGAGATGGTTCGAACATTCGTGGATATGGTCGGCCAAACAACATGATAATCGTGGACGAGGCTGCGTTCATCAACGACAACATCTTCCAAGAGGTTCTTTCGCCGATGCTTGCTGTTGGGAACGGGCAATTTATTCTACTATCGACCCCGTTCGGAAAGAAAGGGTTCCTCTATGAGCGATTCAAGGACCCCGACTGGTACACGATGCAAGTGCAAACCTCTGCCAACCCGCTCATAGACGACGAGTTTATCGAAGAGCAACAGAAGAACCTGACCTCGACGCAGTTCAAGCAAGAGATTCTCGGCGAGTTTGTCGAGTCGGTGGACTCGTTCTTCACACGCGATGAGCTTATCTCGTGTGCAAAACAGAAGGTCGAGCGCTCGGGCGATGCGACGTTCCTTGGTGTCGACCTTGCAAGTACAGGCGACGACGAATCAGTTTATGTGAGTATCGATAATGAAGGAAACGTATTCGACATCGAGCACACATCCGACAAGCCGATGACAGACGCGATGGGCAGAATCCGAGAACTCGACTCGTACTATGAGTATAGCAAGATTCTCGTAGACAGTACGAGCCTCGGTCAAGGGACTGTCGACCAAGTAAAGGAGAGTCTCGGGAGAAAAGTTGAGGGCTTCAAGTTCTCGAACGAGAAGAAACAGTCATTATACAACACGCTGAAGAACGAGTTACAGAAGAGAAATATCTCGTTCGAGTACATTCCTGGCAAGAACAACCTCTCTGGAAACAAGATGGTCAATCAATGCCTCGAACTGGAATACTCCTACACTAGTTCGGGTAAGATGCGCATCGAACATCCACCGGGAGGGCACGACGACTTTTCGGACTCGCTCGCGCTTGCAGTATGGGCAAAAAATCAAAAGAGTCGTGCGCGTCCAGACAAGGCTTCGATGAGGCCATTTCATCTTGGAAGTTTGAGGAGTGATTAAATATGGTACATACTACAATAAAAGCTGGGAGGATTCGATAGATGGCTGACAATAATCGTAATCGCAGTTACTTCGATACGTTACGGCAAGGAATCAGCCAAAGAGCGGCAGAACTCTCTTCTGACGCTGCGCCCAAATCCGTCGATGGTTCGGATGAGAACGATATTCGTCGCCCGTTTCAGTTCGACCAACCCGACTACGACCGAACTGAAGCGCCAAAAGATGAGATGCGCAAGTACTGGCGACAGTTCGAGACAACGCCTATCATTCGAAAGCCTATCACGAGCTTTGCGTCTCGTGTGACGGAGCCAGGGTACTTTATCGAGACAACACAACTCGAAGAAGAAGAAGTCGAGGAATCTGGTGGGGCTGCTGCGTGGCTTCAGGACACCCTCGAAACAGATAACATCGGTTGGGGGCAAAGTATCAGAAAGGACGATAGTGATTCGGACGCGAAGATAGGATTCCGCCGAGACGAGATTATCCCGCTCACACGAGACGCCGACGTTGGCGAAGTGTTCGGCACATCTCGAATCGAGGCCGTTTCTGACAGAGTCGATGGCATCAAGCAGAAGCTATCGGACAATGACGAAGCAATTGCAAGCAAGGCATATCCACTCTGGCTATTCTTGTTCGGGACTCCTGAAGAACCGTGGGACGCGGACGATATCAGCCAGTTTATGAAAGCACAGGAGATGGAGAATTTCCACCCTGGTATGAAACAAGGTGTTCGGGGTGATATGAGTGTTGAAACCATCTCGGGCGATGTAGCGGACATCGCAGAATATCTACAGTTTGACCTTCGATGGATTATGAGCGCGATGCCAATGCCGATATTCGTACTCGGTGCTTTCGAGAGTGCGTCGGTCGGCCAAGTATCGGGCATCGCCCAACAACAAGACGTGAATCGTCAAATCAAAGAAGCTCGACGTGAGCTAGAGGAAGAGTTCACGCCTATCGTCCGAGAGGTTGCAAAACAGCAAGGTGTTGATAGTGAGCGCGCGAAGAACGTCACACTCAAGTTCGGCAAGCCTGGTGAGACGGACCTCGACATCGACCGAAACGAGCAGGTCATCCGATACATCTCTGGTTCGCAGGGTGGTCAAACACAGACACAAAAGAATGACCAGCGAAATCAACAACAGCGTCAGGGTCAGGTCAATCCGGCCAATGCTCCGGCAGAGGACACCTCTACGGAGGACAGCCCGCCAGAGAACGATGTTCCAGAGAACATTATCACTCGGGGTGAGACGCCAGAGAGTATCAATAATCCGACACCATCTCAATGATTCTGACAGTCGCCAGTCCGAGATTGCACGAATAGCAGAACAAGTTTTTCGGAACGCGAGGGATAGGACACTCCGCTCGGTTGAGGAACGCTATTCCTCGACACCACAATATGCAGCTGCCGAGTTCGAGAATGTGGCGAACCGTGAACTCAACCAAGCAGTACGAGAAGCGCGAGTCAGCCCACAAGCCAAATCAGTCATCGAAGAAGAGCTTGGCACAATCGACGCATATAACAATCGCTCAAACCACTTCGGCTCGACGCAAAACGTGCGCTTTTTCGCACAAAATGTCGAGAATGCAGTGCGCGATGCCGCAGAGGAGATGTTACGACGGATGCGACTCCAGGTTCGCAACGGTGTTGTAAATAGCGAGACGTGGCACACTGTACGCAAACGAGTGGAAGAAGACTTCAACGATGACTACTTGCGCGAGCGCGCGAACCTCATCGGTCATATGGAATTGAAGAATGCCGTCGAGTCGACAAAACTGCAATCTTTCGAATCTGACGATGACGTGGTCGGCGTTCGTGTCACCAATGATGCGCCAAGTACACCGTTGACACAAGAGCTGGCTGGGACGAAGCACTTCTTCGACGATGGTGATATTACAGAAACGCTTCGTGAGCGCGCATCTGCCGAACGCAAGGGCTTCGACCCGCTTCCACGAACGCGAGGATACGAAAATGGCAAGCATACTGACAGACCTAGGCGAAGAGTATTTGATTAAGAACAACCTCGATGGTTCGACTGTTGACGTAGGGCTCTACGACGACTCGACAGACGCTATCAGTGATACAGACGACTTGGCGGCCATCACGACAGAGCCGTCTGGCGGAAACTACCTTCGACAAGACGGTGTTCTCATCGAGCAAGGCGACTTTGCGGGCAATCACGGTGTCGATAACACGAACAAGATTACCTTCGACGTGAGCGGCACTGGTGGAGAGGTGGACTCGTACTTCTTCGAGGTCACGTTCCAGGCTGAGGACACGGGCGACGCCTCGCCCCAGGAGCACCTCATCCTCACAGGCTCGCTCTCTCAGACATACGCTCTGAGCAACGTTGACACGCTCGAAATCAGCGCGAACACCGCTGGCGTCAGCGTCAACTAGAAATATTTCGAGGCACCGTCCTCACACATTTTGAGATAACATATGTCACTCGACCAAGTAGAAAACTTTGTAAGAGTCTCTGTTGCTGGGACACACGACAGCGGTGCCTCTACGGTAGCACTCGAATCTGGAGAAGCGAGCGAGCTACCGCCCGTGACAGACGGGAAGTACAACCTCGTCTGGTTCGATACATCAGGATTCGCGCAACCAGATGCTGACCCGAATGTCGAGATAGTTCGGGTGAACAGCATCAATACGAACAATGATACAATCTCCGTGACGAGGGGGTTGGAGAACACGAGTGCTACGGCAAAGGACACTGGCACAAACTACGAGCTCCTCCTCACTCCAACGGCGAAGATAATCGAGGATATTGATGCGAACAAGCTCGACACAACCCAGAGATACACTGATAGCGAGGCAGTCTCTGCTATAGATGATGAGGTCATCGAGCCAGATAAGTCGATTCACGACAGGTCGATATCAGGTGATATTACGCTTAGTTCAGATGATGGGCTGGTGCTTTCGGGAACCGTTACAGGAACCGGAAGTATCTCTGGAGATGGCTCGTTCGATGCAGACACGCTTGATGGAGTTGATTCAACTCAATTTGTACAAAAAAGTGACTCCATTGATGCAGACACGCTTGATGGAGCTGATTCAACTCAATTTGTACAAAAAAGTGACTCCATTGATGCAGACACGCTTGATGGAGTTGATTCATCAGAGCTTGGCGGGGCAGACGTTGCTAACAATGGAACTATTGTTACTACATCAACAGATGAGATTAATTTCACTGACAATATTGTCGCATCTGATGATGGGGATGGGACGACAACTATAAAGTTGCCATCTGAGATTTTGGCGCGTATATTCAAATCAGAGGACTTGTCAATACACGGAAAAACACTAGAATCTGGAGAGACAGTCACACTGTCTGATGACGAGGGGGCAGTCGTGTCAGAAGATTATACAGTAAATGGCATCTTAAACATAGAGGAAGGCGGTTCAATCACAGTAATATAAGAAATGAGTCAAATTAACTTATCAAATTGGGAAATAGAAGACGATGCACCGAACGACCGTATTGTAATCCGTTCTAAGATTACAGGAAACGAGTTGGAGTTGCATGAATCAGGTGAACTTGTATCTGAGGATATTGATAATTCTGGTGATATGGCGACTAATACCATAAATGGTGACGATATTGTGACGAGTAGTGCTGGAAAGGACTATGAAGTCCAAAAGGACGGC